TAAAAAACGCTCAAAAGACGTGCAGGAATAAAATTGCAAAGTCTATCTATAGTGCGGTTGGCGATGCCGGGTCCTCCCTAACAGGGTTGCTTTCGTGTTGCAGCACGGCGACTACGGTGGCATACGGCGAAATTACCGAGGATGGTCTAGTGTCCGCCGATGGCACAAAGCGCTGGAAGGGTAACGTCAATACTACCGGCGGTGTGATCTCTCTCGATCTTATCAGGACTATCGCATCAGCGGCCAAGATCCACGATGGCACAGATGGCAAACCCAATATAGGGACAACCACCGAGGTTCTCTTCAACAAGGTCAACAGCCTGCTCCAGACGCAGCAAAGGTATGTGAAGGAGGAAGATAGCGTAAAGGCCGGTTTCTTGAGACTGGTTTTTGAAGGGAAGATTATCGCTGCCGATGATTACTGCCCTGCCGGTTACTACTTTAACATGAACAGTAACCACATCGGCTTTGGTATCCACGCCAAAGGTTATTTCGCCAGACAGGAGTGGGCCGATCTTCAGGGGCCGACAGGCCAAACCATGAAAGTGTTTTGGGATGGCAACCTGATCGTAAATCACCGCCTAGCTCAAGGCTGCGGTAGCGGCATAACTGCTGCTTAACCGAGTTTTGAAAAATTTTCATTTTTTTTAACATCTTGTATGTGAATTTCACACTATAGACTTAAAAAACAGAAAGGAGGAAACGAAGATGAATGAACCTCAAAAACTTATGTTCAGCCAAAGCATCAATGCCCAAAGCGCAGTCAGGAAAGAGATCCTGGGTGCACCCAGGACGCTCCACGATGGAAGAAGTTTTCGTTATTGCAGAAATGGCGGGACCCTTCTTGCCGCCGGGAAGCCAGTTGAATCACTTGATGCAGTAGCGAATAACATTAACCTGGCAGTAGTGGCTGATGTGGCGATTGGCTCTACTACCGTAAGAGTTACCAATGGCGGTACCGCAGTTACCGAAGATCAGTATCAATGGGGCTATCTACAAATCAATGCCGGTACCGGTCTTGGAAGGCAATACCTGATTGATACCCATACTGCGGAATCGACCGGAACCGGGACAATTACCGTTCAGCTTGCAGAGCCTATCGGGGTCGCATTAACATCCGCAACCTCAAAGGCATCTCTCATCTACAACCCCTTTACAGGTATTGTGGTCGCTACTGCTGCAACAAAAACCCCTGCCGGGGTTCCACCTATCGCTGTTACCGCATTGTATTACTTCTGGTCTCAGACAGGGGGGGTAGGTTGTGCGCTCAACACCAATGCTGTAGCGGTGGGAACGGAGCTTTCCGGCGGTGCTGGATTATTAGCCGCGAGAACAGCCTGGACCGACAACAGCTATGGTTACACCTATGCAACTGCCGGTGTTACCGCAGAGTATAAGCCTATTATATTGACCATGAAATAGAAATCGGTTGATAATCGAATGTTAAATAAATCGGGCAGGGGGATATAAAAAAATGAAACTAGGCAATCTGGTTGAAGAAATACTTGAAATTGTGCAAGACCCATCGATTGACGCAAAGAAAGTTAAGAGGATTATAAACGATGGGATACTAGAGGCTGTTTCACTCTCCGATACCCCCCTGCCTGATCTTGAAACAAGTGCAGAGGTAAAAACAAAAACCGACAGGGCTTGGGTTAATCTGCCGGATGATTATCACCGGAAACTTAATTTCTGCTATAGCGCAGCTCAAAATGATCGGGTGGCGACACTGGATAGCCTCCAACAGCTTCAATCGAAGTATCCCGACCTCACTCAATCGGGAGTTATCTGGTATGTAGCAATAAGCGGTGGAAGGCTCTACTACCAGGGGATACCGGACACGGTTGATACTTTAAGGATTGGTTATTACAAATTGCCACCGACCATAGCCAGGGACGATGAAGAACCGGCCTTTCTTCCCAGGCATCTTCATAAAAAGTTGCTTGTAAACTACGCTTGCAAGGAGTTTTTTAACATTATTGAAGATGGTGTTGAGGGGAGGAAGGTCAATACGGCCTCTTATGAAGGGAAGTGGGAAAAGGCCCTGGTGGATCTTGAGATGTTTCTTGGACCGGAGCAGGATGAACCCAAACAAATAAACGATATGATAATGGAAATCATGCAGTAATGCCTGTATTAACCATACTAAAAGCAACCAAAGGGCTAAACACAAAAAATGATCCAGCCAGACTAAAGTATGACCCCGAAACGGGAATTCAGGAATTAGCGGTAGCGGTAAATATTGATATTGACCATACCGGAAGAATATCGAGAAGAAAGGGGTTTACTCTACAAGCAGCCGGATCATTCCATAGCCTGTTTTGTGATGGGGGGACTGCACTTGTCTGTAGCGGGGGCGGTCTTTTTGTGCTTCATCCCGATTACACCAGGACCGGGATAAGAAATGTAACTGCCGGTGCGCGGATGAGTTATTGCCAGATCGATAACAAGATCTACTACACGAATGGCTACGAAACTGGATATGTGAAGGACGAGTTAAGTTACGCCTGGGAAGCTACAACCTATTATGGCCCCGACACCAAAAGAGTGCTTTCTGATCCGCCAATCGGCAAGCATCTTGAGTTTTACAATGGGCGAATCTACATTACGCAGAATAGCGTAGCATGGTATTCAGAACCGCTTGATTACACCAGATTTGATCTCCACAAGAATTACCTCTCATTTGCCTCTACCATAAAAATGATAAGGGCGGCAACTGATGGGATCTATATCAGCACTGACAAGGCAACTTATTTCTGCTTTGGCCCTAATCCGGACGAGGGGTTTAATTGGGTTATGGTAGCCCCTTATCCAGCGATAGAATACTCCGACATAACCATTAATGGGCGATTGATCGTAACGCAAGAAGGTGATCCGGTAATCGATACTACCGTCAATGAGAAGGCTGCCATGTGGGTATCGACAAAAGGGGTTTGTTACGGTGGACCAAGCGGAAGACTTGTGAATATCACGCAAGAAAAAATTGATCTCCCCACAACTTTAATTGCAAACAGTTTTTTAGTGGACAATAAGTTTCTAACAACCTTAGAACCTTAATAGGAGGAAAGCAAATGGCTTTAAGACTTTCAACAGGGGCGCGAAACAATATGCTTGGAAAAGTAGCCACCATTGTAGGGGCGGTAATAGGGGCCGGTCTTACCTTTGTGGATGGTGGCGGTAGCGAGGATAGCATTACCGATAGTGGGAATGGATTTGTGGCTGCCGGGTTTTGGGTAGGCGATGTGCTTTTTGTCCAGGGGGCGACTACCTCAGCTAACGATACCGCCTGCACCGGCGCAGTATTAACTGCGGTCGCAGCCGGAACGCTCACCTTCGCAACGGCAACGGTTGATACCGGCGAAGCTGGCGCAGCCGGAACGGTAGTGGCGTGTGCCAGGGGCGGATCGCTAAAAGACAGGTTTAAAAACGGCGTTTTGAGGATCTACAGCGGATCACAGGTTGCCACACCCGATACTGCCGTATCCGGGACTCTGCTTCTTGAGGTAACAGTATCAAGCGGTACATTTGCTCATGGCGCAGAAGCAAACGGACTTGAATTCGGCGCTGCCGCAAGTGGGGCAATCGACAAGGATACTGATGTGTGGAGTGGCGTTGGCCTGGCTGCCGGGACTGCTGCCTGGTTCAGATTGTGCGCGAATCCAACCGATGCCGGTGGTGCAAGTGCTACGCTAGACAGGATTGACGGCACAGTTGGCACAAGCGGTGCGGATCTGAATATAACCAACACCACGATAGCAGTCGGCGCAACCTATACAATCGATCAGTTTCAGTTTACCTTACCATTACAGTATGGCTCTTAATCCCTAACCGGAGGCATATTGAATGGCTGAAACTCTAGGGATTGATGCCCTGCTAAACGAAGAAGGCAAGTCTGGCTTTTCGTTTATCGATGCCATCTTAATCACAACCGAACATGGCATCCTGGATGAAAACCTGCCAGATTTACAGCTTACAGCTAATATATCAGGCGGTAGGCTTGATGCCAACCTTCCTGATCTTCAGCTAACCGGTCAGTTTGGCGAAAACGCCTGGACAGGAGATCGGGGGACAGAGGAATGGGGGCTTAACCTTCCGGATCTCCGGCTCGATGCTACTTTTGGCGAAAGGATAGAGCTTGACGAGGACATACCAGGGCTGGAGCTTGAAGCCAGGTTCGGTTTAAGGCTTGACGATCCGGAACTTCTCCCTGATTTAAGGTTGTCTGCAAGTGCATCTTGGGAAACCTTTTTATCGCTTGATGAAAATCTCCCACAGCTTACTTTAAATGCCGGCAGATCAGGCGGTCAATGTGACGTTAGATTACCGAACCTCACTATTTCTGCAACCTTTTCCACAGACATCACGGGTGGATTAACAAAAGATCTTACCTTCCCCACCCTTTCGGCCAGTATGATTCTTCCTTATACCGGCATATTGAGCAAGGCCCTCACCTTTCCAACTATAAGCGCATCGGCAACAGGATCATACATAGGTACTCTATCGGCTAATCTGCCCGGGCTTCAAATTACCGCAACTGCCTATGTTGGTGGGGTGGGAACACTCGATGCTACTTTGCCAAATCTTCAAATTACCGCAACCGGCATAGCAAGTGAAACAGCGACATTAGATGCGAATTTACCGGCCCTTCAGATGGGCGCTGTCGCGAGTGGGGATACGGGCGGCCAGACAGGCGGAGTCATGTCAAACAAGAATAGATTTACGGATTATGTAATGAGGTATTCAAGATGGTAATGCCATTAGCGAAACACCGTTTCTTAGAAGTAAGATTGAATATCAGGGAGGCATTGGCGATACACAGAGTCCTAGAAAAAGCAAGGAATGTGGAAGTTAAGAGCAAGGAGGAAGATTTAGAAAAAAGATGGATGGAAAAAGGGGCAGATAACTTGCTGCTTGCGATAACGAAAGAATTGAAAGAGTCCAAAATAAAGTTAATGGAGTATAGGTTCAATGGCTGATGATAGGCTATGCTTGTGTATCAATGTGAGGAACAATGCACCATTTCAATATGCAAACTATAACTTCAATTCCTTTGCAACTGTGAATGGGCTGAAGATCGGTGTCAACGAAGATGGGATATATACCCTGGATGATGCGGAAAATGATGATGGAACGGAAATCTATGGTTTTTTTGAATCGGTAACAACGGACTTCGGGATTAAAAATGCCAAAAGAATGAGAAAGGGCTATGTGGGATACGAAGCAAACGGCAATCTTATCCTTAAAATTAAAGCCGATGATGAAATTGAAAGAACGTACCTCTTGAAGCCGGTAAAGAAAGGCCAGCTAGAGCATAAGGCAATAGTGCCGATGGGGAGGGATTTGAAGGGGACATATTTTATGTATCGGGTGGAGAACAAAGATGGATGTGATTTCAGCATAGACTCCCTTGAAGTATTGCCTGTAATTTTAAGCATGGGGAGATAATGGGAACGTACTACATATTAAAAGGTGATCTTGAAAAGGCAAGGGAGTATTTTCAATCTGCAAGAATGTTAAGAAGGCAGATGAGGGATATTAATAAGAATAATTTACCACAGATTCATGCAAAAAGAACCATGCCCGACGGAACGGTTATTAAGGCGCAAGACGTTTATGGGAAGAGCCAGATGGTGATTGATGTGCCTGTTGGTGTAGTGCAACAAGAAGCGCCGAAGGAAATCAGGATAGGGCAAAATATCGGGGGCGCATACCAAAGGCTAGTGCCGGCGATTGATGTGGATTCGGGCGTGTATAAAGATTATCTAGGATATGTAATGTGTAAAGCAGGGAACAGGCAATTTATTGGGGGATATATAGCCTACAGCCCTTATGTGGAAAATCAGGGGGCTGAAAGACTTTGGCACTTGACAGAGCAACCTGTTGACAGAGAACTTCTTATAAGAAGGGGTGAGGCTTATAGCATGGGGGCCGAAGGGAGTGGAGCGATGAATAATTCCTTTTTGCTCTACCGAGAACTTGAACCAATCGGCTATTATAGCACTACTTTAGAAGGGTCAAGCACAGTATCGGGACTGAACATAAGAGTATCAGAAACCCCTTATTATCACTACATTGTAGATCAAGTGCACACCGTTACTAAATGGATAACATTTTTCGACAACAATGCTTATGTTCCAATAGGTCCAATTATTGTTGGCCCATTTACTTACTCGTATCGTTATAGAGAGGATTCCTATCGCGTGATGTGGAATTTTGACTATTATTTTGGATGGTACGAATATTCAAACTATAGCGGAATTAACATTACTCACACCTTTGAAGGATTTGGAACAGAGGACTTTGAAAGATGGGGGTTACTCTATGCTTTAAATGACATGGCTGGTAAATATCTCTATTCATGGTGGGATATTTACGGCGGGGGTACTGTTAGCGCTTTTACAATGGGGAATTGGTATGTTCAAGTAGATGGAGGACCCCCTCATGCGCTGGATACTGCTGACTTTGAAACAATGGGCGCAAGACAACAGTTTGTACCAAACCTGTATAAATATGACGATGGGGATGGAGAAAAAACCATAATGACCTGGTTCTGGAATCCCTGGTATAACACTACAGAATACCCCTTAGAGGCAAGGTATAAAAATAATTGGTGTGGTCTTACCCAATGGGATCAAAACAATGTTACCCTTTTCCCAACTGAGACAAATGAATATTATGCCAAAATTGACGATTTAGAAATCAACGATGTGCAGGTATGGATTGCAAGGCAAACCAGGGTATTTGAAGAAACAACGATAGAAACAGGCGCGTTACATACAGGGCCTTTGGGTGGTACTAATATAGATTTGCCATTCCCGGCTCGAATTGGAGGATAGAAAAATGGTAGATATTGCAACGGGAAATGAAATTACTGCCAGAGGTATCGGTTCGGACGCTAGAGATTTAGCGCTGGGACGTTTTAATGCCGGTGAGTTTGCTGTGTTTACAGCATGGCAGCAACTTCGGGAAGCTATTGCCTGGCTACAGGAGGCAACAGAGCTTTTTGAGTTTCCGGAGATTGACATTGTGTTTGATCGCGTTCCCCTTATGGGGCTTGATGGAATGGTCCTGACAGATCCAGTACCGCCAATATTGGAAGAAATTGAAGTTGAAACAGTTTCTTTTCCCTTTGCTCCGCCGGTAATGCCACCCCTGGTATTAGATGTTGACGATATACCGATTTTTGATGTGGTTATCCCTGCGTTCTCCATTCCAGATGCACCTGATGTAGTGTGGCCTACGCTGGACGCAACACCGCCAACAGCAACAGATATAACCATTCCAACCGCCCCGAGCATCACATTACCGGCTCTACCCTCTCTTGATGGTGTGAGCGTTCCATCTCCCCCCGAAATTACAATGCCGACATTCGAGGGAGTTGCGCCATCGATGGACCTTACACCGCCAGAACCGGCTTTCACATGGGATGAAGCAGATTACGATAGCGATTTGATGCAGGCGTTAAGAACAAAACTCCTGACCGATCTTCAAAATGGTGGGACAGGGTTAGGGGCTGCCGTTGAACAGGCAATATGGGATCGAGCATTAGAAAGACAGGAAGTGCAGACCGAAAAGACATACAATGAAGGGTTGTACTTGTGGGCTTCAAAAGGCCACTCGTTACCACAGGGCGCACTTGTAAGCAGATTGGCAGAGATAAGGGCAAGGATAGACCAGCTCAACGAAGATCTCAATAATGATATTCTGATCGAGCAAGCAAAGCTGGCCCAGGAATACACGATTTTAAACATTAAGGAAGTGATTAATTGGGAAAAGACCTACATGGGCCACCTGAACAATGTCCAGCAGAGAGCATTTGAAGCTGCGGTAAAAACGGTTGAAATGGCAATCTTAATTTATAATGCGAAAATCGCTGCCTACAATGCACAGCTAGAAGCATACAAAACCTATGCTCAAGTGTTTGAAGCCCGGATCAGGGCAGAGATCGCAAAGGTGGAAATCTACAAGGCCCAGGTTGAGGGCGCTAAACTATCGGTTGAGATACGGAAAGCGCTTATCGATGCTTATGAAGCCCAGGTTGCGGGGATCACTACTCTTATCGAGTTATATAAAGCACAGATGGAAGCCGCGAATATCCAGGCTCAATATGACAGGACAAGAATTGAAGGATACAAGGCGGTTGTGGAAGCCTACGGTATCAGGGTTGGCGCTGTTACCAGCAGATATAATGCTTATCAGGCGCAAATAGCCGGAGAAGCCGAAAAAGCCAATATGTATAAGACCCAGGTTGATGCGTATACCAGTAGGGTCGCAGCTTTTAAGGCTGGTGCGGATGTTGACCTTGCCGAAATGAGTTTAACCGTTGAGCATAATAAGGGAGAGGTTCAAACCTACCTGGCATTGATCGAGAAGTACAAGGCAGATATTCAAAGAGCGATTGCACGGGCCGAAATGATAGCAAAAGAGGAAGGCTACAAGACAGACCGATATACCGCAGAGGTGGGAGAGTTTAGTGCAAAGGCCGATGCCCTGGTTAAGTTATATAATGGCAGGGTAACAGAAAGAGCAGCCGAATATGACGTGAGGATAAAAGAGGCCGACATTGAGATGAAGTCGACTGTTGCGCTTTATGAGCTGCAAGTCGAGAGCATAAGGGCTGCCGCACAGATCGCAGCGCAGATATGCGCCTCTGCCATATCATCGGCCAGTGCATCTGTTCATCTTGGGGCAAGCGAATCAAGGTCCGACTCAAGGGCTGGATCTGGCGTTAATAGTGATTCGGGAAGTAGCGTATCTGTAACTTCCAGATCTGTATCAGCTATTACTTCTGACAATGATCAACACATTTACCAAGAAGATTAAAGGGAGGCTGGCAAATGTTATCTGTAGATGCAAGAAAGGCGTTATTCGGTATGCCATCATCAATCAATGCGAGATCGGTATTGAGGGGGGTGCCGACATCCATAGACGCAAGAAGGGCGCTAGCATTTGGGGGGAGTTCGCAATCTTTCCAACCTCTCTTGAGAAGGAGAAATCTGCGGTTAGGGGTTAAGAAACAAATGGACAAATTCAGCTTGTTAAAAAACTGGAAGTAGGGAGGACTTAAAATGTATGGATTGAGAGATGAAGTTTCCAGCTTCAACAAAAACAGGATGGGTGGCTACAGGGCCAGAGTCAGGTCTTTCCTTGATCGCAGAAAAGAAGGTTACGCAGGGGTAAGGCAGAAATTAAAAGGAGTAGCCGGTTTTATGCCGGAAGTCTACAACAGAGTAACCGCTTTAGGCGGTACTAAAACCCCCGCCCCTGGCAGAGGCTTTACTCCCGGTGAAAGAATGAGGGAGATAGCGGGGAATGTGGGATTGCCATCACCGCCCAGGGAATCTACCGTTAAGGGAATTGCCAATGCCCTCCAAACTGGCGGCAAGTCTTTCTTGAAAAGTGGTGGAAGTCCGCTTCTAGCTGCTGGCGCTACTGCCTATGAATTGGCGCAAAAACTTAAAGGAATTAGAGGACCCGCACCAGAAACATTCGCAGCAACCATGCCAGCAACCATGCCAGAGCAGGCCATAGAGCCGGATCTCCGGGCAAGGGCAGAGAAGGCAGCCGGTGGCGGTGAGTTTAAGCCGGACTTCAGCAAGCCTAATTGGTGGAAAGATGAACGGTTGGGGGATAGAAGGCCAACCAGGGTAATACTAGGGACGGAAAGCCATTGGCAAAGCCCGATTACAGGCGGGAGCTATGCTACACCGAAAGAAGCATATGAAGGAATCGGGGTTGATGTTAGGGCGTTGGAGGCTTCAAGGGCGCATGAACTGGAATTAGAAAAGACGAAGGGCAGATATGGTCTGCTTGAGCAAACAGCAAAGCCTTTCAAGAGATATGAGGAATTAGGATCGAGCCCAATGGGGGAGCCATCGATACTTGATACGCTAACAGGTGGCGTTTCCGCCCCCGGTATGCCCGGGGCAGCACAGGGAGGGATCCCCCAGGAGGCCATTGATTCCCTCAATTCTGTTTCTCCGGAGATTGCGCAGGCTCAACTAGCAGACATGCCACCAGAACAGCGAAAGGCTATTTTGCCACAACTTGATCCGGGGCAAGCGGAGAAAATACTAAAGATATGGAGAAGCCTTCTTTAAAGGGAACTGCTAAATGCCGATACCAACGAGAGAAGAAATACAGCAACTATCTGACGATCTAGCCAATAGATCAAGGAAAGCAGTAACCCCTACCCAAAAACCCGGTATCACACCGGCTGACCTTAAAGATCTTGAAAGTATCCACCAGGCAAGGTTGGTAAGAGAAAGAAAAGAAGCCATTGGGGAGAGATCTGCCATAACTGATGCAGCTATGGGAGTAGGAAGGGGTGCGATTGATTATGCAGGGAGAATACTATTGCCAGAAGCGAGGCTTTACGAAGGTATGTTAAAACCTGGCAGAGAGCATGGCCCTGTTGGAAGATTTGCAACGAAAAGTATTGAGGCAATAGAGGATTTCAGAGCAAAAAAACCCTGGATGCAACCGAAAGAAGGGTTTGCCGGTATGGTTTCAGAGGGGTTTGCCATGACAACCATGTCGCTAATGTCTGCGATCCCTGGTGCGCTTGCCGGTGCTGGTCTTGGCGCTTTGGGAGGAACAGCCGGAGGCCCTCTTGCCCCCCTTACCGTTCCAGCAGGGGCAGCAGCAGGGTTTGTTTTAGGTGGTGCGGTTCAATTTGGGGCAGCACAAATTGATGATTTTCTTAATCGGTCAGACAAGGCCGGAGTGCCAAGAGAAAAAAGCGAACCCATAGCGGTAGCAGCCGGTTTAGTCGAAGGCGGTCTTGAAGGATTATTTAACTGGTTATCACTTATTACTTTTGGATTATCGAAACCCCTTACAATCCCGGCTCAAGTTGCCATGAAAAAGGGAATAGGGGCAGTATTTAAAGTTGGAATTAAGCAATACGCAAAACAAGCAGCACAATTAGCATCGGTTGAGATTCCTACGGAAATCTTACAAGAAGGTATTGGGGCAGAGTTAGAACGGAAAATAGGAATAGGAGATACTAGATTTTGGGATGCAGCAAAACAGGTAATTGGACCAACTGCTGTTTCCTCTATCCTATTTACTGGTTTCTTTGGCTCTATTAACATGGTTAATAGAAAACGTATTAAAAAAGCCCTGACAGATCCAGCCATCCCGATTGGACAAAGGAAGGAAGCAGCACTTTTAGTCGAAAATGCGGTAAAAGAAGTTAATCCAGAATTAGCCCAGGTGTGGGGGCATAACGCTTTTGTAGCCATTGAAAACGGAGAAGCAATAGAAATAGACGAATCCCTTGTGGGGGTTGAGGAAGTTGCGCCAACAGTACCAGGTGAGGAAGTGATCGAGGAAGCGCCTGCCGGTACCGGATTGTCACCCGAAGAAGAATTGGCAGCAACCGAAGAAGATATTGAGAGGATCTATACCCCGGAACAGCTTGCAGATCTGGAAAAGGGAGTTGATAAGAAGATAGGGGATCACTTAAATGCTCTCAGCAAAAAAATTGCAAACCTTGAGAGCCTAAAAAAGAGAACGGACAAGCAGGAATCCAATCTAAAGGCATACAAGGAAGAACGAAAAACAATCATGGAGGAACAGGGCTATGATAAAGAAGGTAAAAGGAGGCTACCAGGTGGTGTCCGAGAAGGGGAAGAACCTGGGAGGCCCGTACAAGAGCGAGAAGGCGGCGAAAAAGCGATTGAAGCAGGTGGAATTTTTCAAACACAAGAAGGGGAAGAGATAGAATTGCCTGGCATCGAGTTTAGGGATGATTTGACACCGGCTGATATTGAAGATCAATGGAGTGAGATGGTTGCAATTCAGGGCCAGCTCATTGAGAAGAACGCTCCCCGATTAGAAGAAATCGAAAAAGAGCTGGCAACACTCAAGGGCAAGCGGAAAAAACCGGATCAGGAGAAGCGGAAAGCATTAAGGGAAGAAGCTCAAGAGTTAAGAGAGGAACCGGCAGCCTTTATAGCTGGCGCTGAAAACAGCTTTATTAACGCACAGGAAGATTTTAATGATCGAGTAATTGCAAGGGCAAAGGAAAAAGGAATAGAGGATGAAGAAACTCAAGGGGAGATTGCGGAGCTTGCCGGAATGATGCTCACCGAAAGGCAGTACATCGAACAAACTTGGAACTGGCCTATAAGCAAGGTTATTGATGAAGCGATTGACGAATACACAGAAGGGGAAGCCGAAGCAGCGCCAGAGAAGCCAGCCGAGGAAGAACTGTCAGCAGAAGAAAGGAGAGATTTAGGTAAGGTTATAAAGGAAGCAGAAAAGGCAGAAGCAAAGAAAGCCAAAAAAGTAACAACCCGAAAACCCACCGAGATCAAACCCGGGGAAACCCCGCAATCTATCGTTAAAGCATTGGGCGGTATTTATATAGAAGAAGGTGGAGAGACAGAGTTTGCAACCGTCAAAGAAGGTGGCGGTACGAATATTGGAATAGTAAATAAAAAAGGATTAACCTTTGACATGATAAGGGAGAAGTTTGTCGAAGATCCAGCAATAGGGGCAGTTACTTCAGACATGACCTTATCTGATTTCAAAGTATGGTTGAAAGACAACTGGAATAAACCTGTTACGGAGAAAGCGATTGAAAAAGCGGCAGAGGAAGAACATGCAAAAGAGATGGAAAGGCCGGAGGAAGAAGGTAAACTTGAGGAAAGGGTGATAGCTGATCTGGCCCTTGAGGAAGGGGATGTTGTCTACACTGCTGGTGATGTCTATAAGGTTAAAAGGGTAGCCGAGGGAGAGGTAACACTCCAGGATGATTTCACCATTACCAAAGATGAATTTGACAAGATCACTCTTGAAAAGCCGGTTGTAAAGAAAGCGGCTGTTGGAGGATTACCTGCCGAAGTTAAGAAGCAGTTGAATATTAAGGTTGGCAAGAAGGAGGGGGCAGCCGAGGAAGCCAAAAAGAAAGAGCCGTGGGAGATGACGAGGGGGGAATATTTTAACGCTTCAAGATTCTATCAGTCTGGTCCGCACAAAAATTTAGAGTTGCCAGATGGAGAGCGCATTCTTCTCCGCAAGGAATCAACCCTAAAGACTTGGCAAGAGCGCAGCGGCGATTTTGTGGCAGGAACCCATGAGGCACGAATTAAAAAAGCCCTATCCGAAAACAAACCCGTTTCCCCCGAAGTCCTAAAGGACTATCCCGAGCTACAAAAGCCAGCCGAGGAAGCAAAGAAAAAAGAACCGACCAGGGAAAAATTCATCAAAGACCTGGAAATGAAAGGAGTAGCGACAGGATACGAAGGCGAAACCATCTCAATTCAACATAGTGATGAAAGCGGATACTATGTTCGCATCACCAAGGATGGCATCCGTACAGAGAAAGGTGGAGATCCCAAGGGCGGTGGTTGGGGCTTAGAAGAAGCCAGGGCAAAAGCCCTTGATATGGCTGGATTTGAGGAAGCCCCGGAAGCAACCGAGAAAACCAATCCGGTATCCGAGTGGGTAGCTGATCGGGTCAGCAAGGGGAGACTCTTTGTTGCGAAGGATCTATTCGATCAGGCCGATAAGTATTTTGGCGGCACACAGGCCCAGGGGAAGTATGTTGCCAAAGATGCCTATGAGTTGATGGAATTGGGCGTTAATCAATATATTAAAAAGATCGGCATAGGATTTGAGCCAACTGGTGCTGTAAACAGTCCAGCAGTACATGAAAGAATTAAGTTACTAAAGCAGCTCGTCAACAAACTCCCCACTCAAACCCGAAGAACAACCGAATCCGGAGAGTTTCAGCAATTCTCTACTCCCCCTCACCTGGCCTTTGTGGTTAATTGGGTAGCCAACCTCAATAAAGATGATGTGGTCCTTGAACCATCTGCGGGAATCGGGGGGATCGCAGTATTCGCTAAAAACGCAGGGGTGTCAAAGGTAATCGTCAATGAACTGTCAAAGGACCGGCTGGATCTGCTCAAACAGTTAGGCTTCGATGAATACTTCAATGAAAACGCAGAGCAGCTCGATAACATACTCCCCGATACCGTAAAGCCAACCGTAGTCGTTATGAACCCCCCATTTAGCGCTACTGCTGGCAGATTAGAGGGCAAAAGAGATACTAAATTCGCTACCAGGCATATCGAGCAGGCTATGGCAAGATTAGAACCCGGGGGAAGACTGGTTGCGATTGTTGGTAAGGGAATGGGGATGAATGCACCGGCTTTCAGGGAATGGTGGAATAAGAAGGATTACAACGTCAGGGCCAATATTAGAATATCCGGGAAGGAATACCAGAAGTACGGCACTACGTTTGATAACAGAATAATAGTTATTGACAAAAACAGCAAAAAGAAGGATAATATAATAACAGGCAAAGTCGAAAGTGTTGAAGATTTATTGCCTTTGTTGGAGGGAATAAGAAATGAAAGAAGCTATCAAGCTAAACGAGAGCCCACTAAACCAACTGGCAAAGAGTCTGCTGAAGAAGGTAGAGCCGGAGTGGGGCGAGAACCTTCTTTACTTTCTACAACTGGCACTTTGGGGACTGAACCAGGAAGGGGTGAGCGTGAGGGGGAACAGGCCATTGAGGGAGAACGTGGAGGCCCTGGCGGCCTGGAAACCGGGGAACCTACAGAAGCTCATCTTCCCGAACGAGAACGGAGAGGACAGCGAAAGCGACCTTCTGAAACACCAAAAACCCCTGGACCTGGCGACAGAGCTATTGGAACACATAGACAGCCGACTTACCGCCACCCTGGAAAACTACCCTATCCCGAGGGATCTACCGGCAAACTTCAAGTAGGGGAAGAAAAGGGAAAGAAAGAGAAAAAAGCCCTTACTGACTCTATCTATGACGAATACACTCCCGAAAAAGTAAAGATCAAGGGCGCTCAAAAGCACCCTGGCAAATTAGTAGAATCTGCTGCCATGGCAGCAGTTGAACAACCTACCCCAACCTACCAACCGGACCTCCCTAAAGAATCCATCGAATCAGGCAAAATTAGTGATGCTCAATTAGAGGCGGTAGTCTATGCCGGTCAATCCCACGAAAAGACCCTTCCCACAGGCGAGAGAAGGGGCTTTTTTATCGGCGATGGTACAGGTGTTGGCAAAGGCCGAGAAGCTGCTGCGATTATCCTTGATAACTGGAACAAGGGCAGAAAGAAATCGATATGGTTATCAGAGAAACAGGGATTAATAAAGGATGCGAAGCGTGATGTTGACGGGGTTGGCTGGAATTCTAAAGTTGTATTCCCATTAAACAAGACAAAAGCTACCGGCAAGATAGCACAAGAAAATGGCGTATTATTTACAACCTACGACACCCTAAAGAATAAAGCGCGAGACAAGGGAGATGTGGCCGGCAAGAGAAGGCTTGACCAGGTAGCTGAGTGGTTAGGTGAAGACTTTGATGGTGTTATCGTCTTTGACGAATCTCACAACATGGGAAATGCCATTGAAACTAAAGTCGGTGGTAGAAAGAAAGATCCTTCCAACAAAGCACTTACCGGGGTAGAACTCCAAAGAAGATTACCCAATGCAAGGGTCCTATATGTGTCTGCAACCGGCGCAACCGATCCGCTAAACCTGGCATACGCAACGAGGCTAGGATTGTTCGGGGAAGGTACGCCATTCCCCAATGTTGGTACATTTGTCAACCAGATTGAAGCGCAGGGCTTGGCAGCTATGGAGTTAGTTGCACGAGATATGAAGGCTATGGGTAAGTACATTTCGAGATCCTTATCCTTCGATGGAGTAACATACGAAAGACTTGAGCATAAACTCACCCGGGATCAGAAAGACATTTACAACGAACTTGCTGGTGGATGGCAGATCGTATTAAAGAATGTCCACGATGCACTCAAAGCAACAGGCAGGGAAACGGAAACCGGAAAGCAAGTAACGGGGGCAAACAACGGTCAGGCGATATGGAGTCATTTTTGGAGTACGCAGCAGAGGTTTTTTAACCAGGTAATAACTGCCATGCAAGTACCATCTGCGATAAAGAGCGCAGAGAAAGATCTTAAAGATGGCAAGTCGGTTGTTTTTCAGCTTGTCAACACAATGGAAGCAGCTCAAGAAAGGGCATTGTCAAGGATTGAAGAAGGCCAGGCGATTGAGGATCTTGACCTTACCCCGAAACAGCAGCTAATGGATTGGGTTGAAAGATCCTTCCCGGTCCAAGAATATGAAAAATATAAAGATGAAGATGGGAATGAGAGGGCAAGGCCGGTATTTGAGGCAGATGGTGAGACACCGGTAATAAACAAAGAAGCGGTAAGGATGCGAACCGAGCTGCTTGCAAAGATCGGCAGCATAAAGGCAGTTGATAACCCACTCGATCAGATTATCGATTACTTTGGGGCAGAAAATGTTGCCGAAGTAACCGGAAGGAAAGTAAGATTAATCAGGAAAGAAGGGGTTGAGGGGAAGGTAGAGGAAAAACTAGGGCTTTCTCACAGGGAAAAAGACGCTGATGCCTTCATGGATGGCAAAAAGAGGGTTCTTATCTTTAGCGATGCCGGTGGAACCGGGAGAAGCTATGACGCAGATCGGAATGTAAAAAATCAGCAAAGGAGATCCCATTACGTTCTTCAACCTGGATGGAGGGCTGATAGAGCAATTCAAGGCATGGGAAGAACGCACAGAGCAAACCAAGCGATACCGCCTCACTACGTTTTAGTCCATACGGATCTCGAAGCACAAAAAAGGTTTATCTCCACTATTGCAAGAAGGCTGGATCAGTTAGGCGCATTAACTAAAGGCCAGCGTCAGACCGGAAGCCAGGGGTTCTTCCAGGCAAGGGATAATCTTGAAAGCCCTCATGCGATAGAGGCACTCCACGGCTTTATAGCCGATACCGCCTATGGACACAACGACATTGATATTGACGAGTTTTACAATCAGACAGGGCTAAGGCTTACGAGTGAGAAGGGCGGTTTGAACTTTATTGAGATGAAGCAATTTCTCAATCGCTTGCTCTCATTAAAAACAGATTACATGAATAGGGTTTTCAGCGCCTATCAAAAGAAATATGATGAAGTGATTGAGCGTCATATCAACAATGGAACACTTGATAAGGGCATTGAAACATTACGAGCTGACAAGGTAGAGAAGGTATCGAGCCAGAAAGTATATACCCACAAGGAAACAGGCGCAGAAACACACTATGTTGAGATTGACGCTACCCGACCAGCCGACCTCATTAAATACGAAGAAGCAAGGGACGCCTTTAGGGGAGGCACGGCCCAAGGGATTTTTCAGAACATAAGTAGTGGTAGGGTATGGGTTGCATCTTACAAGAGATTTCACACAGATCCGAATACAGGCAGCATAAATGAATACTACGCACTACTATCCCCGGCAAGGCATTATCAAACAGCGAAATCCTATGTATTTGAAGATAAGGAAAAATGGAGATCCCTAACCGATGCCGAGTCAAAGGAATTATGGAACAAAGAATATGCCGATCAGCCGAAAACCGTAACTGATCGAATCCACATGATTACAGGGGTTATCCTTCCAATATGGGATAGGATAAAGGGAAGTACCCGGATAATAAGAACACAAACAGATGAAGGGGAAACCCTTTTAGGCCGGATGATCGACCCTGCTCACGTTACGAAAACCCTTCAAAGCCTTCAAGCAGAGCTGAAAGCACCAAAGGAAACCCCGGCACAGATCGTTGATAAAATACTGAAAAACAACTATGTGGCTGAACTTGCAAATGGCTGGATAATCAAAAGGGTTAAGTCCTATCAGGAAAACAGGATCGAGATAGATGGTCCTGATTACTCACACATGAGGGAATTAACGAGGGCTGGTGTTTTTACGGAAGTCATCGATTACGATACTCGCTTTTTCATCCCCACCGGGGAAGATGCAGCCAAGATATTTAAGCAGATAACAGAGAGCAGACCGGTATTGAGTTTAAGACCACATAAGCCTGCTACCGCTACGTTTGCCAGGGCAGCCAAAGAGGCTGCCGGGATCCCGGTTGAACAAATAAAAAATACAATCACTCCCATCTTAAAAAACCTCAAAGGATTAACCCCTGGGGTTAATGTGGTTAGCTCAATCTCCGAGCTTTCCCCTGAATTGCAAAAAGAGGCGGGAAAAGTAGCCGGTGCCGGGGTAAAGGCCGTATTTGATAGCGAAACCAACGAAATAACACTTGTTGCCGAAGGGCTTTCAAGTATTGAAGAAGCCCAGGAATCACTTTTCCATGAGCTGTACGGTCATTATGGCCCAAGAAAACTTTTTGGCAGATCTTTTGATCCCTTCCTGGCACAAGTCTATAATGCCTATGGTCCCAAACAATTACAAGACATAGCAGATCTCTATGGCCTTGATTTCAGCAAAAGGGAAGATCGGCTTACCGCAGCCGAAGAAAAACTGGCACGGATGGCCGGGAAGAATGAAAAGCCTGGTCTTTTAAAAAGAGTATATGCCTATATCAAAAATTGGCTGCGAAAGATGGGTTTTAATATAAAGCTCAACGATGATGATCTTAAAATAATTGTTGGCGCAACAAAAAGGGCAATAGAGGAAGGATACGACATCGGGGAATTAAGGGGAGCTGCAACAAGATTTGCCAGGGAGAAAGAAGCAGGAAAGGCCGAAGAAGTCCTAAAGCAATTCCCGGTAAAATATGAAGGCATACAGAAAGGCTTTTTAGGTGCGGAAGATGTAGTTGTATTCAGAAACAAGAAGAATGAAGAATTTAAAGTGCCGGTATCCGAGTTTAATGAGGAAGCGGTCAGAAAAGCACTAGGCATAAAAGCGCCATCACCGCAGATGGGCTTTAGGTTTGCCAAAGAGAAAGAAGTGTCTCCCACTAAAGAGCCGATGGCTGCCCTGCCCTCTCAAGTAAGGCCGAGGATCGAGGCAGCAAGGGGGATACCGAAGCCAACCATAGTGCAGAGATTAGAGAAGTTAGGCACACAGATCATGGCATCTACCACTCGTCACTGGCCTTTGCTCGACCCGAAAGAACATGGATTTGCGATAAGTAATTTGAGAAGGTTTCAGGAGATCCCCTCATATGCAAAAGACGCAGGGATGAATCATCTTAAAGATGTGCTATCCGGCCTTACTCCCCAGGAATATGATGCGTTTTCCATGAATCTGCTCTTATCAGATATGATGCACGACATTGATTTTGTGGATCCGGCAACAGGGGAACGCTTGCTCGATCCCGGAAAAGGGCTTCCCTATGATTTTATGGACCGCACGGAAGTCGTTAGCACCTTGAGCAAGTTTAAAAAGATGGCAGAGGAAAACCCGAAAATAAAAGAGGCCCTGGCTAAACGAAAAAGTTTTATGAGCAAGCTGAAAAAGGATCTCATTGATGCCAAGTTTCTCAATAAAAATGTTGTTAAAAATGAAGATTACTGGCATCACCAGGTCCTTGAGTATATGCAGAAGAAATACAAAGATACTGGCATCGGAGGTAAAGACGTAAGGACACATAAGAAAGGATGGATGATAAGCCGGATCGGATCAATTAAAGATTACAACACCGAATATGCCGAAAGTGAATTTGAGGTTGTATCGCAGGGGTTAGCGCAGTTAAGGGCAAAAGAGATTATTGACGAGATGGACACGAAATACAACATAATAAAATCATTGAGGGCAAAGGCAAAAGACAAAAACACAGCTAAACTATGGGAGGTTTTAAGGGATAAAGGAGAGATCGAAACGGACGAATTAGGGAAAGAGATAGATCCGTTAAAACCATTTAGCATAAAGATCGCTATGGGGTTTGGCAAGCTAGGGAAGCTGGCGGCAGACGGTGAGCTTTATGGGCCGGTAGAATATGAGGGGATCATAGATGATCTTGCGGCCTCTCATGCAGAAAAGGCAGTAGCAAAAAAAGACTACCCCGAAGAACCCGAATTGGGGGGATCTGTAACCACGGACAACCCTCTGATCTTCCAGTTTTTGAGCTATCTCATAAACAGCAATCAGGATGGCGCTCAAGCAGCAGCTACAATATTCAATGGGATAAGGGAGCGGAATGCCTTTATCAAGGCCGGGTTAGGAAAAGATTTTACCACCTGGAAGAATCTCATGCCGGAGGATTATTCAAGCTGGAAACCAAAACCCCATACCGCCTGGTTTATTACCAACGCCATAAATGACAAGATACTGGAAGGCGTGATTGCAGGGAACAGACAGCTCACAGAGGATGATGCTAAAAAGATACTGGCAAGGGGGATGGATCTGGAGTGGGTAATCCCCACCAACATAGCTGATACAATGGACGACATCACCTTCTTCCCGAACAGGAATCCCATTCAAAGAATTGCCGAAAGATCATTGAATCTGTGGAAGCAATACATTTTGATAAATCCTTTGCGGATAATCAAGTACAATACTAACAACCTCTCCGGGGATGCGGACATAACGCTGGCCTATGATCCAAAGATAATAAAAAACTATTCCATACAGGCAGCGAAGGACCTGTGGAAGTATCATTATAAATACGATCAACTACCGGCTGATCTTGTAAAGGAAATGGATGTTGCGCGGAAAGAAGCGGTAATAGGATCTGGAATGACGATCCACGATATACCCGATGTTGTCCAAAACCTTTCTCACGATAATTTTATGAAATTAATGAGGGGTGAAGGGAAAAACCTTGAATACTATGCAAAGGCATATTGGGAACATTCAAAGAGGTTTACCACCTGGAGGGAAAACGTATTAAGGCTGGCAGCATTCAGATATTTTAAGGACAGGATAAGGGCCGGCGAGAAAAATATCTATGGCGTTTCTAATCCTGACGTAGTTGACGATACCCCCTTTGATGGTGATCGTAAGGCAGCTCTTTTGGCAAGGGATCTGCTCGGTGATTATGGCAATATCACCCAGGCCGGACAATGGTTGAGAAGAAAGATGATCCCATTTTTTTCATGGCTGGAAATAAACGCCCCCAGGTATTATAAATTATTTAGAAACCTGCCACTAGAAGGGAGGGGCAAGAAGGGCGCTATATCGATGGCGAGTATGTCGTTTGCGAAAGAAGGAGCTGCGCTGGCATTTAGGGCGAGTATGCTTTATGGCTCTATCATGCTCTGGAATATGATCTTCTTCCCGGACGAAGAAAGAGAGCTTGGGGAGTCGGGGAGAAGGCAACTTCACATTATCCTACCGCCTGGCAGGAGGGGTGATGGATCTATTGTTACACTCCGCTTTCAGGGTGCGTTAAGTGATGCACTAGAATGGATTGGGATGGAAGATGCGCCACAAGACATGAAGGACCTTCTTACCAGGAAGATGAGCTTCTACGATCTTTACAAAGACGCTTACCAGGGATTTGTCAACAAATTTGCAAGGGGCATCAGGCCGGATCTCAAGATGGCTTTAATGGAATTGCCCACAGGTAAATCAACCTACCCCGATATATTTAAGTCAAGACCGATCAGGGATAAGCTGGAGCATATCGCAAGGACATTCTCCCTGGACATTCCCTATCGGTGGGCTGCCGGAAAGCCACTGAGGGGCAAAGCTACTGGCGGGAGATTAATGCAGGATATAGCAAGTATAGTTTCTTACAGGACCGATCCGGGCGAAATGGCTTATTACGACACCCGGAAACTTGCAACAGATTATCTTGAGGATAATAATTTATCAAAGCCGATGGTTGATCCAACCACAAAGAGTAACGCACTTTATTATTATAAGAGGGCTTTAAAATTTGCAGATCTAAAAGCTGCCGAGAAATACCTCAAACAGTATCAGGATCTTGGCGGTACAACGAAAGGGCTGAAGATAAGTATCAAGCTGGCGCATCCCATGTCCAGCGTTCCCATTAGGCACAGAAAAACATTTTTTGGAAGCCTGACAAAAGGAGATAGGGAAAAGGTTAAATCTGCAATCAAGTGGTATGAACAGACCTATCGAGGAAGAAAGGAGGCTGCGTAATGTGGGAATATATTGCAACTGCTATGGGTACGATTACCATCCTTCTTATTGGCTATCAGATCAATCGCCAGGGCAAGCAAGAGGATAAGCTGGACGACCACATTAAGAGCATGAATAAAGTCTTAACCACAAAGCTCAGTACGCTTGATTGCGATAAAATAAGAGAAGATTGCGCTGAACATCGCAAGGCGGCGTATGAAGATTCTACCGTTAAAGCTCTTGACGATTTAGGGAAAAAGAATGAACGGTTTTGGGATGTGATAAATCTTCATTCCCATACCGGGCTAACGATGGATTCGGTTATAATAAGAAAGGATCACGATAAAGGATAGCTTATGGGTGATTGGCCTCTACATGGGTACTGCTCAAGGATAAAACATTATCCCGATGGTTTTGGGGCAGGGGATATAAAAGTTTATGTTTCATGCACAACAGCACATACAAAAGGAGATTGGGTAGAACTTGTTGCCAGCACGGACTTCGATTGTTTTCTTTTCGTTCAGGTATATGTTGTTTTTAGTTCCTTATTTTTTTTCTTTGACATAGGGATAGGCGCTGCTGAATCGGAAGTGGTTTTGTTCCCGAATTTAATGGTACAGGACAAAACATACTTTATGGTAAATGATCAATTTGTTCTGCCCGTTCTTATTCCAGCCGGAACAAGAATTTCAGCAAGGAGCCAAAGCAATGTTACCGCGAGCAGAGGTATATCTTTAAATATCGGGCTAATTGAAGGAAAGAACTTCAAAACGCCATTTTCTTATGCTCATTGTGATGCGTATGGGGCAGATGAAGCGGACACTACTGGCGTAGAGATAGATCCGGGGGCAGTAGCAGACACAAAAGGGGCGTGGGTAGAGATTACCGGCTCAACAACAGAGGACCTCAAGGGTTTTTTCTTTAGGATAGGGGATAAGGCTAACACAGTCTTGACAACCTGTTACTGGCAACTTGACGTAGCGATTGGCGCTGCTGAATCGGAAGTGATAATAGTTGAAAATTGGGGGCAAGCTGCTTCTGGCACTCCTGATCGCATTACCCCTTTACACTCCCCCTTTTTCGGGATCTCTATCCCGGCAGGAACAAGAATCGCAGTACGAGCAGCTTGCAGCACTAATGGTGCAACCGACAGGTTATTTGATTTTGTGTTGTATGGAGTAAGGTAATGTTTTTTTCGATTGGGAATATAGCCCGACATAAAGGTTATCCAGCATCAGGTTATGCAACTACGGTAACTGCTGCCGGGAGTGCTGACACAAAGGGGGAGTGGACAGAGCTGGTGGCAAGTACGGACTTCGAGGCAGGTGCATTTTCTATTGAGGTTCTATATTGGTCGCAAGCCGATTCGGATGTTCTTTGGGATGTAGGCATCGGCGCTGCTGAATCGGAAGTAAGCATTGTGGATAATTTGATATTTGCAGTAGGGAAAACCTACAGTTATCGTAATGCCCTAACTTACCATTTTCCCTTACCAATCCCTGCTGGCACAAGATTATCGGCAAGGTGCCAAGCTGAAATAGCCAGTAGCACCATTGGCCTTGCAACACAGATTTATGATGTTACGTACTACTCTCAAGGGCCACCAGGTAGAATCACAACCTACGGTGCTAATACTACCGATACAGATGGCGTAGAGATAGATCCGGGGGCAGTAGCAGACACAAAAGGGGCGTGGGTAGAGATTACCGGCTCTCTCACACATGACATTCAAGGGTTTATGTGGGGGATTACATCAAACCAGAATCATGCCAGATCAACTTACACCTTCAAACTTGACATAGGTGTTGGTGCTGCTGCATCGGAAGTGGTCATTATGTCAAACCATCTATTGACCAGCTACACCCAACTCGATATGGTTTTTCCCAGGTTTTCCCCTTATATTCCCTTCCCTATCCCGGCTGGAACGAGAATATCAGCAAGGGCAGCTTGTAGTGGTACGGATGAAGCAGACAGAAAATTTGGTTTTATATTTTATGGCGTAAGCTAGGAGGTTATCATGGCAGTTACATCAGTTGGAAGTGGACAACAAACAGCAGTAGTAGATACCGAGCATACCCTTGATACCGAAACAGCCGCCGGTGTCTACGTTCTAGTCGTTGACACAAATGAAATGATAAACGGTGATGTGGTTATCCTTCGGCTAAAGACAAAGGACAAATCAGGGGGGGATTCAAGGCTGGCATACCAGGCTACTTATGCTCATATTCAGACAGAACCGCACAAGTATAGCATCCCCATCCCGGTAGATACGGAGATTATCGCTACCCTGGAACAGACGGATGGAACCTCAAGGGACTTCGATTGGAATTTGTTAAAATTATAGGATCTTCAAATGAATATTCTACGATATGCCGCAAGTTATTTACCAGTTGAATCTGTTACAAAAACGGTTGACATTGATGCGCTTATCCAGGGTGTGTTAAGCAGTACGGTTGATCTCGATGCTTTGCTCAATAAGGGGGATATCCCCGTTACCCTTGACATTGATGGGCTTATTTATTTGTTGGGGACTATCGCTACCGATCTCGATGCCTACCTGACCAAGGCCGGATCATCGACTACCGGCATTGATGCCCTCTTAAAAGCTATTGGATTAACTTCAACAACCGATCTCGATGCCCTGCTCAATCAGACAGACCGGACCATAGCCTCAAACATTGATGCGATTACCTATGCTATTTACACAAAAGCCATCTCTCTTGATGCCCTTTTGAATAAAATCGGCATTGAAACTTCCCTATCTATCGATGCACTTCTCAACAAGGCTGACATTACTCTAACAACAGGGATTGATTCGTTACTCCTAAAAGTGAATATCGAAGGCGGTACTTTCGGGATCGATGCGCTGCTTAATGAAGTAGGATTGCTGGCCCAGGTTGATCTCAACGCACTTCTGACGAAGGTGCAGACCGCTACCACTGCCCTGGATGCTTGCCTGTATTGGGGGCTTGTCAAAACCCTATCTCTTGATTCAATTTTAAATAAAACAGATTTGACAGCATTGACTAATTTAGACGCACTTTTAAATGAGGTGGGAAGATCCGCCACCACAACATTAGATGGTTATCTCTACCAAATTAATACTATCACTTTTGAATTAGATGCTCTACTGAATAAAGTAGGCTTTACTTCTACCGCCAATCTTGACGCTCTTTTAAATAAAGTGGGGCAAACTAAAGCGGTATCTTTAGATGCCGGGCTTTTTTGGGGGTTTGTCAAGGAAGCAAGCATTGATTCTATTTTAACAAAGACATTGGGAAAAGAGATAAATATTGATGCCTGTGTCAGGGGAGAAATATTGAGAATTACTTTGCTGGATGCGGTCCTGGTGTCAGCCCTGCTCTTTGCGCAATCCAGATATACGTTCAAAACAAAACTGGACCGGGAAATGTTTTTCTCAACTTTAGAAATGCCAATGGCGGTATCGAGGTTAGGATAATGATGTTAAGACCACTTTACACTAAACATATCGGCACTCACTGTTTTGGTGATCCTGATACGGTTGGGACAATAAGGATTCGCCAGGATGGGACAGATTATGTAATGGAGGTTTATGCGGGAGGTGATGTTTGGAATGAAATGGAAAGAAAGGGTCTTTAAAATTGCTTTGATTTCCTTCTTGTTGTTCCCGTCTATAGCGGGGGGAACGGATATAACCTGGCCCACCGGATCAACCCTTACTTTTGGCACTACTCAATGGGATGATGGTTCGGATAAATTTGATGGGGAGGTATGTTCTGATGATAGTGTAGATGATGATGCTATAGATTTCTCGTCTGACAATTCGGGCGATACCGTATCCATAACTGATATGTTGAGTAGTGGCCCAGGATCAGGTGAAGATGAGATTAAATTATGTGGCGTTAGTTTATTGGTAATGGCAAGTTTTATTTTTGTCAATACTTGCTTTGCCGTATCTGCAATAGAGGTATTAAGGCCAACATCAGACGTAGATGTTAATATAGCAAATACCAGCGATGGTGGAGGAGTTCACTACACAGAAGTAGATGACCAGCTTTCGGATGCTGGTGCAACTGTTGTTTATACAGATGCTGGTGCAACTCACACTGTAGAGTATGATTTATACGGTATTCAAAACCATAGCGCAGCGAGTGTTGGAACGATTGAAAAAGTTTCTCTGGTAGCACTTACATCGTATGAGTGTCTTTATTCACCGCCTGCTTGTTTTGGAAAGATATATTTTAAACTAACAACCCATTCAACTACCTATACTGCGTCTCCCCAAAACATAACTTCAGGATGGGCGAGTTATACAGAGGATTATGCTACCAACCCCTATACTTCTTCCGCCTGGACATGGGATGAAGTGAACGATTTAATAGCAGGGTTTGGATTTGATACACAAATTTATACATCGGGCGCTTGTTCTCTTTTTTATGTAAAGGTCACCTATACACTTCCCACTGGTGAAACCCTAAGACCAACCTCGGATTCAGATGTTAATTTAGATTCTACCGCTGGAGATAATTATACAGAAGTAGATGAGGACCCTATAAATTTGGCTGATTATGTTTCTGAATCAGGTGTTGCAGGATATACAAAAGACCTCTACGGAATGGGGGATTCTGGTGTGGGGACTGGTACTATAAATAGTGTTACTGTGGTTTGGAGTGGTTATGGATATAAACCATGGTTCAATCCTGGAGGTGGTAATATAAAACCGACAGTAAAGATGGGTGGCACAGAGTATGATGGAAGTGAAAAAGAATTATCTTTTGATTGGGCAAGCGGAGACCTCTATTCTCAAACATGGAATGAAAATCCAAACACTTCTTCTGCATGGACTTGGGCAAATATAGATGACTTAATTGCAGGAATACAAATTAAATCTTATGATGCCGCGAGTGTTACCGCTGTAACTCAATTTTATGTAATAGTTGATTATACGGTAGAGGGGGGGGCCAGCTTGTCCGCCGATATTGACGCACTTATAAAGAAAGCCCTATCGGATGGCGTGGACCTGGATGCGTACCTTACAAAATCAATCCCAATAACACTTGACCTGGATGCGCTACTTAACCTTGTAGGCCAGACCAAAACGCTTGAAATCGATGCCTTATTGCAGAAGGCGGGAGTAGATACTTCCCTCTCCTTAGATGCCATTTTGCAGCAGCTTAAATCAGGCGAGATTTCCCTTGATGCCCTGCTCAATCAAGTGGGTCTTACAACTTCCTCAAGCCTGGATGCCATATTAGAGCAATCCGGAATAGTGCAGGTTTTTCTTGATGCCCTGCTCAATAAAACAGGGCTTACTGCTTCCTCAAGTCTGGATGCCATATTGCAGCAACTTAAATCGGGGCAAGTGTCTATCGATGCACTTCTCAATGAGGTTGGACAGACAGACCAGGCTTCCCTTGACGCACTACTTAATGCTCTAGGTGTAAGTTCAACTGCGGAACTCGATGCCTTGCTAAATAAGATAGGATTAACCATATCCTCTAGCATTGATGCACTTCTAAACAAAGTTGGTCAAGCAAGCCAGTTAAATATTGATGCCCTTTTAAACGCCATTGGCTTAACCTCAACTGCGGATCTCGATGCCCTGTTGTCAGAAACAGGGCTCACCATAACCTCCGACCTTGATGCGATCCTGGCAGCCATATACACGAAAACCATCTCCCTTGACGCTCTACTAAATAAAATGGGGATTGAGGCATCCCTGTCCATCGATGCACTCTTAAATAAGACAGGGCTTTTCTCAACCACAGAGCTTGATGCCTTTTTAACACAATTCAAGTCAGGGCAGCTTTCCCTTGATGCCCTGCTTGCTAAATATGGAGTGCTGTTTCAGTTAAATTTAGACGCACTCCTGGTGAAAGCGCAATCGGCATCAACCGAACTGGATGCACATTTGATTATGGTAGTTACCGAAAGCCTCTATCTCGACTCGCTATTAACAAAGGGGATTACGGGTCACACCGAACTGGATGCGCTTTTAAATAAACTTGGAAGCACGTCTAGCGTTTTGCTTGATGGCTATCTTACGAAGTTAGGCCAGATCAGCGTAACGCTGGATTCAATACTTCAAAAACAGGGAATCACAGTATCGGGGCTGGATGCCCTGGTGCAAGGAGAAATTCAAAAACCAATATCCCTGGACGCTTTTCTGTTTGTTGGAAAAACTAAAGATGTTTCGATTGATTCCTTGATTACTCAAACGCTGGGAAAGGAGGTGAATATTGAAGCAATCCTGCAAGGCCAGTATGGAGAAATCACCCTGCTCGATGCGCTGATCTACGCAACGCTCCTAAATGCTATACCAAGATTTGCATTGTATAGCACATTAGAGCAGCCCGCTTGCAAGGGATCTCTCGACCTGGCCTTTAAATCAAATTTAGAAATGCCGGAATTGAGATCGAAACTGGAAAAGTATCAGTTTTTCACAAACATTTAAGGGGGAAGGAGAAAGAAGGAGAATATTATGGCTGCAACAGTTCAGATACATGAGAATAGTGCGGATGAAACAGGAGTTGACAAAACCAGCTCAACGGTGCGGTTTAAAAGTGCGGTTGAAACTACGGTAGATACCGCAAACAGGCTTCAGATTCCGGCTGCCGATACGGATTACAGCTACACAAAGCAGTTACGTTTTTATGTGAGTGTAGCCCCGGCAGTTGATTTGCAGAATTTGAGGGCCTATTCGGACGGTGCGAATAACTTTGGTACCGGGATCGGTGTGCAATACGATACCGCGACCGACTGGCAGACGGAAACGGATGCCGACATATCGGGTACGGATGTTTTCACCAAAACATCAGGCGCAAGCATCGATATGGATGCCGGGAATACCGGACCGCATACAGGCACCGGGTATAAGGGGGATCTGTTAAGGCTACAAATGACGGTGGCATCTACCGCAAGTCCTGGTTCGTTAAGTGCGGAAGTTCTTACGTTCAGTTATGATGAAACATAGACCTTGACATCTGCGTACAATTAATATATGCTGTCCTCAAACATTAACTTATTTGAAGGCAGTATAATGATTACAAAAAAATGGGTTACAAAAAAATGTTTGGCATGTAAAAGGGAGTTCAGCTCTTACGTTTCGGAAGAAAGAAAATATTGTTCGCCCAAGTGTCGTGGGATTGGAAGGCGAGTTAAAAAACCACCATGTATTGTTTGTGGTAGTTCTTTGCCATTGAGAAAGGGCAACAAAAAATATTGTTCTTTAAAATGTAGAACGAAAGATTGGACAGGCAAGAAAAAACCCCATACATGGAACATTGAGAAAAGGGAGTGCAAGTTTTGTGGAAAAGCATTTACGGTTGGTGGAAGATATGCAGATAAGATACACAAAGATGCTTTATTTTGCTCAAATGAATGCTCAAGCAAATCGCAGAGAATCACCATAGATGAGTTTTGGGTAAACGGTGGGAAAACTTCAAGTAAGAATTGGGAAGAATACCGAGAAAAAATTTTAAAGAGGGATGGTTATAAATGTGTCTTTTGTGGCATCAGTCGAAACTTACAAATACATCACATGCTCCCCAGGGAATATGGTGGCTCACACACTAAAGGAAATTTAGTTGCGTGTTGTCGGCATTGTCATGGAAGTATTGATAGGGTTATTCGTCTAATTGCCAATAACGATCCTGACAACCAAAAAGAGGTTATCAATAAAATGATGCAGCTTATTGGAAAACAAAAAACATGAAACCTAAAAAAATTTAACATCTTGCATGTGAATTTCACACTAGAGGGTAGTGGGCGAGCTGCTCACTACCTGGAAATGGAGGGAATAATGCAAAAAAAACTAAAGATTGCCGTACCATATAATACGGCAATAGATCCAGAAGCGCAGATATGTGTGTTTAATGTTGCCCTGCATTTGCAATCAAAGGGCTACGAGTGCGAGCCCAAGTTTAAAGAAGGGACATATCTTTCAACGCTGAGAAACGCTTTTTCGTGGGAAGCTCTACAGAAGGGACAGGATCTCCTGTTTGTTGATAGCGATATGATCTTTGGGCCATCGGAAGTTAATAGCCTGTTGGAAGCAGGCAAGGACATTATCGGTGGGCTTTACTATGCCAGGAGAAAGCCTTACTTTCCGATTGCCTACAGGATTTTGAAACCCGATGATATTGTTCTGCCCGATAAGTACAGTACCGAAATTGTAGAGGGCGACAACTACTTTGCCGGTATGAAATACCATGAGATACCTGATGATGTTTTCACTCATCCTGATGGGTTAGGGGTAGGCACAGGATTTCTCTATATCAAAAACCATGTGCTTGAAAAGATGTGGACTACAAAAGTAGTACAGGAGTTTGGAAGGCCATTCAATTTTTTCCCCATGAAAAACGGTGATGAAATCAAGGAGGATCTCGCCTTTTGTTTGCGCTGCAACAAGCAAGGGTTTGAGGTTTACTGCCACCCGGGTTTAAACCTGGCTCATCTGGGGAAAATCAGGATCAATAAGAACACTCACCTGGACCATATCGGCAGGGAGAAACATTTTTACAGTAACGATATTCAAGGCTGGATGAATTTTAACGAGCTGAATTGGCTTTATCAAACTGCGAAAAAGATGGATACCATAGTTGAGATCGGATCATGGAAAGGAAGATCTACCCATGCATTGCTATCCGGCACGCCTGGGAAGGTTACTGCCATTGACACTTTTTGTGGTAAGGCTGCCCTGAAAATTTGCTACAAAGAAAATAAAGATACCGTTCTTGCCAAGTTTATGAAGAACACAGAGAAATTTAATAACCTTAATATGGTGATCGGCAATAGCGTTGAGGAAGCCACGTTCTTTGCGGATAAATCAGTTGATATGGTTTTCATTGATGGGGGCCACGCTTATGAGGAAGTGAAGGCCGATCTGCTTGCTTGGAAGGGTAAGCCTAAAAAACTGCTTTGTGGGCACGATTATACTTTCGATGGTGTTTATCATGCGGTAAGAGATGTGATCGGGGAAGTGCGTCAATACGAAACAATCTGGTTTAAGGAGATTTCAGCATGACGATAAAGGCCAACCTAATATACACATGGGAAATGGAATTGGCAGATAAAACGATCCTCAAACAATATGAGCCGGACGGGAAAGAAAACACCTGGAAAAGTCTGGCAATCGATCAAATTGTAAGGGTGGGGTTCGTTCCCTCCATTGCCATCCTTCCAAAACACAACGTCATTATAGATCGAGATAAGGGCATTAGGTTTGTCAGGCGATTCGGTAGGGGGTTCATAAAGCAGAAGGACGGATTCAGGCTGTCCGAGTATGTGAATTGTGTCGTAACCAACCGCTACAGGTTTTGGGTATTTTCTAATGGGTCAACGCTAGTAACCGATCCAGACTACGAACTGTATATTTAGGGGGGATTGACCATGATCGAGGGAAAAAGGCTATTTAATCTGCCACAAGAAAAACCGGCATTTTCAGAATGGTTTGTTACCGTTGATATATCCGAGTGGTTGGGAACAGAAGATATTTCGGCAGTAACCTTCACCGCCATTTGTGAGAATGACAGTACGGATGCCAGCGCAATCGTTCTTGATCCTGCGAAAAATACCTATACAGGATCGTATCTCAAGCCATTCATTCAAGCCGGTCAGCCTGGCTATACCTACAGGGTGGAGATGCGAGTTACCACTACCCAAGGGAGCAAAGAGGTTTTTTATATCCGGTTTGATGTTGCCGATTACTACAGATCTATCAACCTGGGCGTTGGCCTGGATGCGGTTCTCTATGAGTAAGTCAAATGGGGACTCTATGCAAGATTTTGAATGAAATTGAGTTTTTTCTTAACCCGATCCCCCTGGTGTTTTGCAATTTGCGAAGATTGAAAATGCATACAGGATTCAGCCTAAAAATGGCATGGTGGTACGAGAAATCACTTTTTGTCTTAATCCGATGGAGTTTTAAAAAGATTTATGGGCTTTTGGGATACCGTAAAACACTTTGAGCCAATCGAGTTTGAAGATCCGCTCAATACCGGGAGTGGCCTTTATATCGATCATGCGCTGGTGTTGATGCTGGATGATATGGGAGAACGAACAAGCTGGCCTATCATAATTCATCATATAGTTGGTGGCGCGGTGGACGTTGGTGGCGTTCATGGACACGAAAGTAATAGCTATCATCTGGTTGAGAATGGCTGCAAGGCAGTTGATTTTCATTTCAACACTATTGCCGATACGCGCACACAATACTACGAGGTTGAGAGATCCGGCTTTACCGGGATCGGGGTTTATTACTGCTGGAAATGGCATGGGAAGCAACTGCCGATTGGATTCCACGCAGATCGAAGGCCGATCAACAAAACACAAAGATGGAGCTCCCGGAAGAAGGGAGAGCGCAAATATCTTCTTTAAGGGGGGTTGCTATTATGGAGAAGAAACCAAAACGACTAAAGGTAAATGACTTGAGGCCCTTTGACATTCTGCTCTATAAGCGTAAAAGATTCCGGATCATTAACTACTATCACGCTGCCTGGTTTGTGGGGCGCATGTGGGGCATGAATGTAAATTATGAAGCAACCTTCGGGGGGCCAGAAATGGAGGAATGGCACAAGGGGGATTTCCCAACCTATGTGTGCCGGTTAAAAAGGCCGCTAAAGATCCATGAGCGAGTAAAGATCATGAAGATGTGCAAGAAGCTCAAAGACAGGAAGTATGACTTCCTCTACCTTTTTGGTCATTTCCTGGGGATAAATCATGTCCTCCGCATCCGGTGTGATGAAAATATTGAGATACCCCTGCGATATGCCGGGATAGATAGCAAGCGAAAGGTTTTGAGACCTGGTGGATTCTTGGAATCACCCGTAATGGACGTTTTTGAGCTGGAGGTAACATGAAAAACAGATTGGTTGTTCTGTTGATAATATTGTGGATCTTGATCTTCGTTATGCTTTTTTGGAATACGTCTAGGGCTACCGAGGATTGGCCTGACGAGGGAACTATTATTTTGTCCTGGCGTAACCCTAACCTGCAATTTTTCTATGGGGGAGGGTCATTTCCGCTTCCTGTTACTTATCTTGAAAACCGGTGCGACAACATAGACCGGGCAGATCAGCATTTTGATGTACTCGGGGAAAATGGTTGCGTCTATACATCCACCCCGGGATCGGGCGCTAACGCACAGTCAACTCTCGACAGCCGGGTAAGTAGTGGGACATTCGATCACCTTACAGTCCTATTCAATCCTGATCGGGATTGGGAAACGACAAAAAATGAGATGGATAAGATGGATGGCTGGATCTACGATTTTGATATGTATATGGCATCTGCGCTTGATGTGCTTGCAACTTGTGGCAGAAAATCATGTTTCAGAAATTTCGGCATGTGGCTTAAAGCATGGAAAGAACTGTTGGGGATTTACTCCTGTCATTGTGTTAGCCATGCGCTTTATGCGGTTGGTGAGCCAGATCCGGACACCACTATGCCCTATGATTTTGTCCAGGAAGTGAGGGCCGGGGATAGGGGATCATGGGTAGTAATAGCTGATTATAATATTGTAGGCGTTGAATTAGTGGAGGAAGGTGATTGAGGCGATTTGTGATTGTCTTGATAATTTTAGCGATCCACTTTTGTTTTAAGTTTGAGAATGGATGGCTAACGATTTTAGAATGGTAAAGGAGGATTGAAAAATGAGCTACAGAAGAATGTTTTTACTTGGATCGATTATGATTATCCTGGCATTTGTAGTTGCTTTCACATTATCCGGCTGCGCTACAAGTACCGCACTTAATCTTTTCGGCAATCAGGAGGTCCACTACATATCCCCGGATGGCGTAGAAAGTAAAATTGGTACCGCCGAAGGGAACACGGCTAATGTAGATGTGGACAAAGAAAAAGAAGTAGTAATAGAAATGAAAGAGGTCAATCAAGGCCAGGCGATTCCCGAAAAGAAGGGCTTTTTGAGAAAGGCGCTTGGTTTAATTTTTTAGAAGGAGGTAGGAAAATGAGCTTGTATAATGATTATAAGTTTACGCCACGAAAGAGGATAAGAAAAAGAGTTGCACTATTTTTCTGCATTACTGCACTACTTTTCTGCACAAGTGCATTTGCAGGGCAGAAGGAGATTGTTTTTACCTGGCAGAAAGCCACTATTGAAGCGGATCTGGCCGGCTTCACACTCTATGAGTATGACGCAGATCACAATCCTACCGGCAGGGAATTTATTATACCCTACACAGGACAAACGGACTTTACCCATTCCGAAACAATTTCTGCCCCTGATGGTACAGAAACAAAATTCTGCTATCGTCTTGATGCCTTTGATAATTCTGGAAACTGTAGCGATAAAACGCCCCTCATTGATGATGATAGTCCACAGAAAACCTGTATTGTACTCGACTTTGCAGCGCCAGGGATGCCGACTCAATTTACCGTCACCGTTATTGTTGTACCGGAATAGAAATCGGGTCTTAATCGGGTCTTACTATATAGTGCCTTTAGGCCAAAAAAAGCCACAACACATACTATATGTTGTGGTTTTTTGGTGGAGGCGGCGGGAGTCGAACCCGCGTTTTACGCTGTAAGTGCTTGAAATTTAGATACCGGATTTAGGATCGGGTCTTAATCGGGTCTTAAATTCTCCCTTTTGATAGAATTTCACAGGCATTTATCCTCATGTGAAGCAAATCCTGGCTATTTTTGAGTTTAACTGTTCCCCTTTTCCCATCACGCAACTTAAATGTTACCAAGTAACCCTTGCCTTTTCTTCTAATCTTAATGGGTCTATCTACAAGCCAATCTATATAAGCCTCTATGATGTTATCAAAAGTTTTTGGCCCGATTCCCCTTACCCCTAAAAGATCTTTCCTTTTCATTTTTTTTAATTGCTCAAGAGTTCTAATGCCTGAACTTTTGAGAAAGCCAATGGTTTTGGCTGGAAGCTCTAGTTTGTCTATTCCCTGTAGGCCCACATATTGTATCCCTGTTGCCTCATTGTTATCGTGCATCATTCATCTTCCCCCTTCTTATCCTTGAGCTTAATAACTTTGCCCTTCTTCCGTTCTATAATTTCCTGGGTGCTATCATAGTGTTCATATCTCTGCGTAGTCCTAATATCTCTATGCCCCAATGCCTTCTGTAATCCCCTAATGTCTTTGGTATCCGCATACGCCTCTGTTGCGCTGCTATGCCTGGTAGCGCCATACATGGTTAGCTCTTTACTGTATTCTTTTTCATCCCTGGCCTTGTCAAACACCTTCCTCATTAATGATTCGTGAAAAGGTTTACCGTTATTATGAAAAACCCAACCATTCGAGAGTCCTTTCCGGGGTAGCAGCATTTCCTTCACCTTGCTATGAAGGTGTTTACAAACCCAACCATCGTTTTTTGTGGTTTCCCTAAATGTGTTGTCGGAAAACGAGTTTCGTATGATTATCTGATTCTCGTCAAACAGTATGTCTTCCCATCGTAACGCCCGGACCTCTCCTGTCCTCAACAACTCCAGTCTCATTGTGATAATGGCATCCACTACCATCGGGTTATCAATCGCACTCAAAATATCTTCCAGCACTTTCCATGAACAGGTTTTCCGGTACCGGTACCCTGGCTTTTTCCATGCAGGGAACCCCGGCATTTCTCTTATAACTTCATCTTCTTTGAGTTGCTTAAAGAATGAGCGCAACACACTCATAATGTTGTTTTTGGTTTTGGTGGTTTTCTTTAGCCCTTTATAAAACGCCTTGATCTCTTTTCCTACAATGTCTGCTATGTGGGTGTCTTTGAAGTGTGGGATAAGGACAGTCTGGATCTTGTTCCGGTAATCACTCCTGGTGCTTGGTGCAAGATCGGCATCATTCAGCCAATCCATAATAGCTACATCAAACGCCAGCTTCACCGCCTTCTTTGGTTTATAGTGGTCAGGATCAAAGGTTCTCTGCTCAATCTCGTCAAGGATCTTCCCCCTAACCCCGATAGCATAGCGCAGTTCAATCAGGCGTTTACCCTGCTTGTCGTGGTAAATCTGACAAGTACCATACCGCTTGTCATAGACGGTAAGAACAAAACTATCCTTTGTTTTTTGCCTTACCCCTTTCATTAGATCTGCCTCCCCCAATAGGGAAGGCATATCATTATGTGTGGATTTCGTCAACAGTTTTTACCTGTA